GGCAGCATCGATAAATGCAATTGGTATGCTGAGAAGATCAATTTCTATAATCAACGTCAAACACGGAACACCTATTCCGCGCATTGCAAACCAAAGGTGGTTACAAATGACTAAGAAAAAAAAGAAAAAAGGATATAAGTGATGTCTCTTTACAAAAACATGAATGCACGAAAGAAAGCCGGAACGTCACGACCTAAAAGTAAGTCAACGATCAGCAGTAAGACATACAAGCAGATGACACAGAAAAAAGGCGGTTTCAAACCGAAGAAGAAGGCGACCTAATGGCTAATGTTTCGGATAAGCAGATGGATGAGATTTGCAATCGGTTGATGGACGGAGAGTCATTAACACAGATATGCGATACGACAGAGCATTTGCCAAATAAACGGACAATCTATCGTCATGTGCAAAGTGATGAGAAAGCATGGGAAAAGTATAGCAAGGCAAGAGCAATACAGGGTGAGGATCTTGATGATCAGATCATGGATATTATCAATGAACCGTTACCAGCAGATCCTAAGTTTGCAATGGCTACTGTGCAGCATAAACGATTGAAGGTAGATGCACTTGACAAGAGGAAGCGACAGTTGCAACCGCTGGGTGGAATAAGGAATAATCCCAATGATAGCAACCCAACAGTTAATGGTACGATTACTCTGAGTTGGAATGATTAACGTGCAGATGCAATGGCTGTGTCATTGCTCGCGCACGAGGATACCCCAAGCCTTTGTTTGTTTTTATTTGTTATTGTTTTGGCGACAGAATTGGCGACGGCTGGTGTAAGTGTTTGTTTTTATTACAGTTGGTTGTAGGCAATAGACCTACGACCTTTATATTTCTGGCAATATCGACCCCCCCTTACCCCCCAAAAATAGGTCGCCCTTTTCCTATCGATAAATAACCAAACATCAGAGTGTCTAACACACACAATGTCTGAGACATATAGCAAGAACCAGCAGAACAAGAGGATTAAGCGTGAACTTGATTTGCTCCGCTTCAGACAGGAAATAGAGCGACATGGATATAAAGATACCCTACGCACCAAGACCGCTGCAAAAGAAGCTACACGCAGAACTAGCGAAGAAACGCTGGGCGGTGTTAGTGATGCACCGTCGGTTCGGAAAGACGGTGATGGCGATTAATCATTTGTTGCGCGACGCTATTCTCAACCAAAAAGAGAATCCGCGTTATGCCTATATTGCGCCCACCTATCGACAGGCAAAGATGATTACATGGGATTATTTGAAACAATTTGCGGGTAAGATACCGCAAGTACGCTTTCACGAGACAGAATTAAGATGTGATTTACCGAATGGTGCGCGAATACAGCTTCTTGGAGCAGAAAATTATAATAATATTCGTGGCGTTTATTTAGACGGGTGCGTAATGGACGAATATGCGGATATGCCAGAGAGTATGTTTCCAGAAGTCGTGCGCCCAGCTTTATCCGACAGGAAGGGATATGGAATTGTAGTAGGTACACCACGCGGTATGTCGGGTTTTTATGATATGTACGAAGCAGCACAATCCGATAAGAACTGGTTTACGAAGATTTACAAGGCTTCTGAGACAGGATTACTGGATGAGGAGGAGTTAGAGTCGGCAAAGACGGCTATGTCGCATGATCAGTATATGCAAGAATTTGAGTGTAGCTGGACAGCAAATGTTGCGGGTGCGATTTATGGTAAGGAAATTGAAGGGATTATGGAGAAAGGGCAGATTGGGTCTGTTCCCTATGATGAGTCAGCGCGAGTAGATACATGGTGGGATCTGGGTATTAATGATTCAACGTGTGTTATTTTCACCCAGACTATAGGTCGTGCGGTTCATGTGATTGATTGCTATGAGAATAGGGGTGAGGGATTACCCCATTATTGTCGGGTATTGGAGCAGAAGGGGTATTTGTATGGTACGCACAATGCACCGCATGATATTGAGGTGCGGGAACTCGGAACGGGGAAGTCACGACGCGAGATAGCCTATGATTTAGGATTAAATTTTCGTGTCGTACCAAAGCTGCCATTAGAAGATGGTATTCATGCGGGTAAGCTGTTTTTCTCTCGACTCTGGTTTGATAGGGCGAATTGCAAGCAGTTATTGGATGCGCTCCGGCATTATCACCGTGCCTATAATGAGAAGAATAGGGTATTCCGTACAACCCCTGTGCATTCATGGGCATCACATTTTGCCGATGCGTATAGATATTTAGCGGTAGGATTTCGTGAGGACAGGGATTATTCACGACCACCACAAACAACCGCAGAGAACGACTATAATCCATTAGGAGCGTATGTATGAAACAAGCACCACAGATGCCACCCGTACCGCCACCACCACCTCCGCAGCCTGTAAAAGCCGTTAAACCCGATAAAACGGTAAAGATGCAGACACGGAATAAGATGGCAGATCCAAATAAGGTTGGACCAAAGCAAACGATATTAACGGGCTCACAAGGACTGGGTACAGAGACAACAACCACAAATACGGGTAAAGGGTTATTAAGTGGCGATTAGATGTATCCATGATGAACCGCAGCGGTTTATTGATTGGGTAAAGGATCGGTTACGTCTACACAAAATCACGGGTCAAGACCAAGCACAAGCCTATGGATTTGTAGAGGATCAGCAGATTATAGGGTCATTTGTGTTTTCGGAGTACACAGGAAACGATGTGCATATGTATTGTGCATCCGACAACCCTAAGATTTTTCAGCGACGCTATATCAAGGCGATGTTTGATTATTGCTTTGATGATTTGAAAGTATGTCGCGTATCGGCAATGTGCAATGAGAGTAATCTGCGCTCACGCAAACTTATTAGTGGTGTGGGATTTAAGCAAGAAGGACGATTACGCAATTACTTTGGCAATGAAGATGCGCTTGTTTATGGATTATTAAAAGAGGATATGAGGGTATTATAATGGGAAAAAATGCACCACAAGCACCGCCACCAGCACCAGCACCAACGCCACCACCCGATCCTGTGGTAAAACCAAAAGCTGCGGAAACAGAAGCGGTCACACCAAAAACGGCTGTAGGCTCATCAGCACAAGGTGGCTATTCGGGTACAGGCAAGGGCAAGGCACGAACAGTATTAACGGGTGCTGGCGGTGCAATGGGTGGAACACCCACGCGAAAACCCATGCTAACAGGCACATTGGGTAGTGCGTATAAAACAACATTAGGTGGCTAAATGGCTCAGAGTGACGCATTAGCGGATATGTTGGCAGAGCAACTTAATCTGCTAGAGAACCAGCGCAAGACATGGGAGCAGCATTGGCAAGAGATAGCCGATTATGTTGTACCAAGAAAGGCTGATATAACACGAAAAAGGTCGCCCGGTGATAAAAGAACGACGTTGATTTTTGATGGCACGGCTATTCATGCAGCGGAGTTATTATCGGCAAGTCTGCACGGAATGCTAACGTCTATGTCAACACAATGGTTTAGTCTCCAATATAGAGATGATGCGTTTAATGGGGATGATACCGCGAGGGAATGGCTGCAATCGGTACAGGAAATTATGTATCAATCGTTTGCGCGGTCTAATTTTCAGGAGCAAGTCCACGAATTATACCATGATCTCATTACGTTTGGCACGGCTGTTATGTTTATAGAGTCGGATGATGAGCGTGATATTAACTTTTCGACCCGTCATATAGGGGAATGTTATTTATCAGAGGATCAAAAAGGGCGTGTTGATACGGTGTTTCGTCGGTTTAAAATGCCCGGCAAAGCGATAAAAGAGCGTTTTGGTATTGAGGGATTAAGTAAGAAGCTGCAAGACAGGATTAATGAAAACCCTGTAGAGTTGCGCGAGTTGGTTCATGCGGTATATCCGAGAGGAACATACGATATAACAAAGGTGACAAGCGAGAATATGCCGTTTGCGTCTGTATATTTTGAGCCAGAAGAAAAAGTTGTGTTGTCCGAAGGTGGCTTTGATGAGCTGCCTTATACTGCTGTACGGTGGCTAAAATCCAGCTATGAAGTCGGTTATGGTCGATCTCCCTCCTTCACTTCCCTAGCCGATATTAAAATGCTGAATAAAATGTCCGAAGTTACTATTCGGGCAGCACAGAAGCAAGTCGATCCCCCGTTATTAGTTCCCGATGATAGTTTTATGCTGCCGATCAAAACTGTGCCGGGCGGGTTGAATTTCTATAGATCAGGCACAAGAGACAGGATAGAGCCACTTAATATTGGTGCGAATAATCCATTGGGATTAAACATGGAAGAACAGCGTCGGCAAGCGATACGATCCGCGTTCTATGTTGATCAGTTGATATTGGGTCAAGGTCCACAGATGACCGCGACGGAAGTGGTGCAAAGGACTGAGGAGAAGATGAGACTACTTGGTCCTGTCATGGGCAGAATCCAAGCGGAACTTCTACAACCATTGATTATTCGTGTGTATAATTTGCTTTCAAAAAGGAATATGTTTCCCGCTGCACCCGAATTTATGGCGAATATGGATATTGAGATTGAATATGTCTCACCATTGGCAAAAGCGCAGCGACAAGTCGATATTACTTCATTAACACAAATGCTTGAATTGCTTGGTCCAGTTGGTCAGATCAACCCACAAGTTTTTGATTATATTGATTTTGATGGTGTGGCAAAGCATTTGATTAAGGTGTTGGGTATCCCAGCCAGCGCAGTTAAGAGCGATCAAGATGTATTTGCAGCCAGAGAAGAACGAGCAGCGCAGCAACAAGAAATGATGCAGCAACAGCAATTGGCACAAGGCGCAGAAGCAATGGGTAAGGCTGCACCAATGGTCGCTGCGGTGAATGAATGAAAACCATAGAGGATTTAAAAGCAGCGTATAAGGTTGCATTGACCAGCAAAGACGGTGGCTATGTTATGGAAGATTTAAAAAAACGCTTTCATTGTTTTGCGACCACTTATGTACCCGATAGTAACGAAGCAGCATTCAGAGAGGGTCAACGCTCTGTCGTGCTGTTTATTCAAAATATGTTGGCAGAACAACCAAACAGAGAGGACATAGCGGAAAATGAATGAAGAAACACAGGTAGCGGAGTCGACATTAGGTTCGGTAACTCCGTCTGAAACGACATTCGATTGGAAAAATGAAATACCAGAAGAAGTCAAAGGAAATAAAGTTTTTGAAAACCACAAGGATTTAGGATCTTTATTGAAATCACACGCTCACCAGCAAGCAATGATTGGCGCAGAAAAGATACCTCTGCCCGGCACAAATGCTACGGAAGAGCATTGGAATGAGGTCTATACCCGTCTAGGAAAGCCAGCAGAAGCAAGTGGCTATCAATTAGATGTGCAGATGCCCGAAGGACAAACAGCCGATGACGGACTCTTAAATTGGTTCAGAGAGACATCCCATAAGGCGGGATTAAACAACAAGCAAGCGCAAGCAATGCTAAATGAGTACCAGAAAATATCCCAATCACAAACCCAAGTGGATACAGGCAAGGTAGAGCAGATAAAAAACGAAGGCATTGAAACGCTGCAAAAAGAATGGGGAGCGACATTTCAAGACAAAATTAATGTCGGTAATGCCACTATTGGTCAATTTGAAGCAAATGATTTAACACAATTGCAATTAGCAGACGGACGTATGCTGGGCGATCATCCAGCGTTTGTAAAAGCGTTTGTTGGTGTTGGCGATTTTATAAAAGGAAAAATAGGCGAGGATAGCTTGGAAGGGCAAAAGACAAGTGGCGCAATGTCGCCCGATGTTGCCAGAGCGAAACTCGCGGAACTAAAGCGACAAGGCGGTCCATTCTGGAATAACAAAGATCCAGAGCATCAATGGGCGGTTCAAGAAGCGTTGCGATTACAAGAATTTATTACACCAAACGAGTAATTGACAAGCATTTGCCCAATTACGCAAAAGTGTATTAATAATTAGGATAGCCATTCGTGGTCCTGTGGGTGCAGACCCTATACTTTTTCGTCTAATTCTACATTAGGTAGCGATACTAAACCCTTAATTTTAAACTAAAAAAACGGAGGTACTTACAATGAGTACACAAGTAACTACTGCGTTTGTTCAACAGTTTAGTAACAACATAACCATGCTTGCTCAGCAAAGTGGTTCGCGTCTAAGAGGTGCAGTTTCAGAAGAAAGTGTAACAGGCGAGAAGGCATTTTTTGATCAAGTTAGTGCGGTTGCTGCTGTTAAAAGAACAAGCAGACATGGTGATACACCACTCGTAGAAACACCCCATTCAAGAAGAATGGTGACAATGGATTCGTTTGAGTGGTCTGATCTTATAGATTCGGCTGACAAAGTAGCAATGCTGGCTGATCCGACGAATGTTTATGCTAGAACAGCAGCAAACGCTATTGGTCGATCAATGGATGACGAAATCATTGCAGCAGCCACAGGCACAAGCAAAACAGGAAAAGCGGGTGCATCATCAACATCTATGCTTTCAGCGAATACAATCGCGCATGGTTCAGCGGATCTGACTATAGCAAAATTGTTAGCAGCTAAGAAGGCTTTAGACTTGAATGACGTAGATCCGTCTATTCCACGTTATATTGCGGTTGGTCCTAATCAGATTGAAGCGTTGCTTAATACGACACAAGTAACATCAAGCGATTTTAATACCGTCCGTGCTTTAGCGTCTGGACAAGTGGATAGCTTTCTAGGCTTTAAATTTATTGTGACAAACCGATTGGCGTTTGCTTCCAACATCAGGACTTGCTTTGCATGGGCTGAAGACGGAATTAAACTCGCGGTTGGTCGTGATGTAATGAGCCGGATAGATGAAAGAGCAGACAAGAGTTATTCAACTCAAGTCTATTATTGTGCAACCTTCGGTAGTACGCGAATGGAAGAAGAAAAAGTAGTATCCATCGCTTGCGATGAATCAGCGTAAGGAGATTGAACAATGGCAACAGTTTATTCAGACGTAGAAACCCAATTAACTCAGAACGACCCCAAAGAATTTGTGAAAGCAAATGAACTTGGTGGAGAAGTAAGAGTTGCGAGGGCAACCTATGAAGCATCTTCATTGGCTTCGGGTGATGTAATCAATATGTTTGCATTGCCAAACGGTGCAAGGATTCTGCAAGGAAGTCTTGCCCATGATGCAATGGGATCTTCAACAACCCTTTCCGTAGGCTATGCAGCCCACACCAATAGTTCGGCAACAGCCGTAAGTGCATCCGCAGCAGCGTATAAAGCAGCAGCAGCATCTACGTCTGCCCAGATCGTTGATGTGGTCGCAACTTTAGCGTTACTTAATGGTGAAGTTGTTGATGCCGACGAAAACGGAAAAACCGTTACCGTAACAATGGGTGGAGCAGCCGGAACTGGTACAGTTGCGCTGACCATGCTTTACGTTACCGCGTAGCGTTTTTCATATCTTCCTTCCAACTAAGGGGGTGGTTCGCCACCCCTTTTTTTTAGGATTTATCTATGCCTTCATCAGTTGATTTATGCAATTCTGCGCTTAATATGATTGGCGCATCCAATATCACAGCGTTTACCGAAGATAGTAAAGCTGCGCGATTATGCAACCAGCGGTATGATTTTATCCGTGATAAAGTGTTCAGATCGCATAGCTGGAACTGTTTGCTTACAAGAGTAGCCTTAACGCCCGATACAGCAGCACCAACATTTGAATTTGCGTATGCGTTTACGCTGCCGACAGATCCGTATTGTCTCCGACCTATGAACCTTGATGCGTCTAATATTGTTTATAATGTCGAAGGGCGCAAAATACTGAC